CAAAACGAGAAACCATTTCGTTCATGTAGAACATGTCTTGTTTAGCTTTCTTAGTGATATAAGTAGCTGATGATAGATACTTGTCAACACTGAATGTGAATTGACCTGTATCCAATGGACGATACTGAACCGCTGTGTCTTCAGCATAGTTGTCCACTTGTGCCTGACCGATTGATGGTATCTTGAACGTATCGCCATCAGGAAAACCTTCTAGCATACGGACATAACGCTGTGCCATCATCTCGTCACGCAGAATCTCTTTTAGCTCACCAGACCATACCTCTGAGCGAGTTAAGAGAGACACGTTACCAGTTGTCATAGACATACTGCATCTCCTTTATTAAAGTTATGTTGATTAAACACCGAACTTATCACCTAGACGTTGACGATCTTCCATCATCTGTTGTTGCATCTTTGGTGTGTAGTATAAGCTACGGTTTTCTCTACGCATAGTTTGATAATAATTAAAATCACGTTCTGCGTTAGGTTTAACTCCAACAGCCTCTGTGCGAACAGACCCCTGAGTAATGGGTTTGAATGTCTGTTGTTTTTCGCCAATCAAAGCAAAGAACGCTGATGGTGATTCGGCTGCTAAATCTTGCATACGCTCCACACTAATCCCAAGTTCTTGCGACTTACTGACTAGTACGTTACGTGCCTCAGTGCCATATGTCTCTTGCAACTTAGCGTCAACAGTAGAAATATTCTGTTGAACAGTAGCTTGAGTCTCACGTTCTGTTAGAGTTTTTTCAACAAGGCTTTTTAAGTCTTCCTCACTCACTGCAAGGTTGGTGTTACCTTCAGTATTAGTGCCACCGTTATTATTGTTATTGGACTCTAGAGGTTTTTCGTTGGTGGGAGCCGAAGCCTTTCCCTCTAGCTGTTGCAACAACTGGGCTGCATAGTCTTGCTTACTGAGGTCTTCTCGCATTTGTGTGAGTTGAGTCTCAAGGTTCTTGATATGCTCATCAGCTTCAAGTTTACCTTTAGCAAGAACTTCAGGGTCTTTCCAGTTATCACCCCTTGTCTCTACGAGTTTCTGCAAGTAAGATTCTTTTGGTTGTTCCTCTTGTTGCGTCTGCTCTGGTGTAGTCTGAGCTTCCTGTGGTTGGGCATCTGCAGACTTTGCTTCATCAAATATTGACATTATTGTAATCGATCCTTACGGTTGAGGTCTATTAGTTTCAGAATGTCCTCAAGAGCAGCATTGTACTCATTAACGGCAATCTGTTTTTCAGCCCATCCAGGGCCATAATCACGAACAGAATCTTTCTTGAATAGTGTCTGCTCAATGACATCTTGTAAATCATCGAAGGCATTCTTGTAGTACATAATCTCTTCGATGCGTTTGTTCTTATCCTCACCCTTTAGACCTTTGGTCCAAGCTGAGTGCATTTATTTCATTACCTTCTTTTTCTTAGGCATAGGCTTCTTCTTAGGCATAGGTGCTTTAGGAGCCTTCTTTTTGTACATTTGTCCTTTTGCGGGCATTGGAGTTCTCCTTATATTCCAAGTTCTGCAGACTGCATTAGTCTCTCTTCATTAACTGCTTCTAAGTCTTGAGCAGCTGCTTGAGTTTCCATTGACTCAGATACTGCTACATTCTCAGAGAACAAGGTAGGTTCACCTAGTTCGTAAGCAATGATTCGAGCTAGTTCTTTTCCTGACAAGTGTGGAGCTACGGTTGGGTCTTGTGCTTTTACAGTAGCCATCTGTAGTAAGTTCTGTAATCTTCGAGCACGTTCAGCAAAGTGTCTTGCTCCTACAGGAACTACCTTACCAGTAGAGGTCAGGTCTTCTCTGGTAATCTCAAGGAATCTAGAGAATCCTCTATCATCATCTAATACTCTAATAGTATCTGATACGTTCATGTATCGTCTAGCCATCTCAAGCATACTGTTTAAGATAGGCTCTAGGAAGGTACGCTCGAAGTGAGCAGCCTTGTGTTCGAAGATACGTGACGCTGAGTTCTGTAGTGTCTGTACTTCGAAAGCAGTCTTCTCTCCTGGAGTACGGATACCCATAGCTTGTCTAGGAGCACCTGCCATTTCTTCCATCTTATTCTCTAAGACTTGAATCTGCATGTCTGCATTTAGGGCAGTAGCATCAGGAGCCATATACCCTACGTCACCTTCTTCACCCATGTAGATTCTAGCTCCAGGCTCGAAGTCAAAGTCCTCTACATCACCTTTTACTTTTAGTATTGGGTATGCGATCTGATCAAAGACATCTGCCTTGAGGTTCTCTAGGTGATCAATCCTGTACTGCATTCCTACAAGATTATCTAGTGGACCCATTGCGTATAGGTTGTCTGGACGGTTACGCCACCCACTATGGAAGATAGGAGCCTTACCCATCCATGATGGATTCTCTTGATTGTCTAGTACGTGAGCACGATCTACGATAGTAATCACACGGTCTGACATTAACTCACCAGACTCTTGATCATAGATGTCACCGTAGAATGTCATAATCTCTACGTAGTCTGATTCGTAGTATTGCTCTATGCTTGTGAAACCATCAGCAATAAAACCTTCAGCCTTTTCGAAGTGACCGTCTGTTCCTCGTACATTCTTACGAGAGTACATCATCTTTTCGAAAACACCTTTGAGGTATTTGTTTTTAGGATCAGAGTCTACCATTCGTTTGATCTCACCTAAAGACTTAATTGTTTTTATAATCTTTGGTGAGTCTTCGAATGATGCAGCTGTTGGATTGAAACATATGTCGTATGGTGAAATACGTACTAGTTTAGGTCCAACATACTTTGGTATTATTTCTCCGTCTTCTTTCTTAGAGTAACCTTCGTTCCACTCAACCATAGCGAAACAGTTACCGTAAAGAATCCAATCTTGTACTATATCTGAAACTGTATTAACAAAACCAGACTGACGTACTTTGTTTTCCATGTACGCCTGTATTGCTTCTCGTGTTTCTTTACGTGCTGAGTCACGAGTATCTGCTTCCCATTTCATCCACTTCTGTTGTGGAAACAAAGTAGCAAAGTAGTTAGCGTGAAGGTTATCTGCAATCTGTGTTATCTTTGGTGTAGTCGTTGTATTAGACCAAGGAAGGATTGCGTTAGCTGTTGTGGTTGTATCGGTAGCATAAAGGTAGTTACGTAACTCTTTAGTACCTTCAACCCAATGGTGACGTAACTGATGCCATAGTCTCCACTTATCTGCGATCTCTACGGCAAGGTTATCTGGATCGATAAGATTTTCAATATCAATAGTTTTCATTACCTACTCCCTGCTCTGAAACGGCTATTCGCCCAGACAATGTTACTTTCTCGTTTCCTGTTAAGGTTACGTGTTGGACGTACAGCCATATCAACTGCAGATGCTAGAGCGTCAATTACGTCATCATGTGGGGGGTTACGTGTAGACAGTTCGTCTTCCAAGTACTGAGTGTTACCACCACGATAATGCCACATTTGAAGATTATCGTATCTAGGTTCTAGAACCGAAGCAATACGCTCTTGTTTATTACCTTGTTGTTTGTTAGGTCTGAACTCATCAATGCTTAGTGCTAGACCATGTTGTTTAATTAAATCTTTTAGTTGTTTAACGATTGCCATCTGAGCTACAGTAACTTCTGCTCTTAGCTTTCTGAAAGACCACTTGTTATGTAACTCAAAGATATGATCGAAGTATTCAGATATACGATCAGTCCTGAACCTGTCAATGTCTAAGACGTATACGTTGTTCTCTGAGTCAACACCTATAAGAACAAGTGCAGTGTAGTCAGCCTTTGATCTTAAACTAAATGCGAAGTCGATAGCTCCGAATAGATTTAGTTTACTATCTTTGTAATGCCAGTGACCATTATCTAATCGTAGATGTTTCCTGTCGAAGTATTGTATCTTGTCTCTTGATACTGGTACATTGTCAGGATCACTTGGATCATTGTAGTACTGTGCTTTGAACTGTCCTTTGTCTAAGTACTTACCACGTTTCTTAGCTAACGTAGCAATGTCGAATCCAAACCACTTACCGTCTTTACGTTGTTGTTTAGGCCACAAGAACTGTCCAGTACCGTCACCTTGATCTTCTACAGGTTTCTCTAAGATTTCGTATATGTTATCTTCACCTGTTTGTTCTCCTTCATCATCGTAGAGAACTTCTTTCATTTCCA